GCGTAGTAAACGCACCAGTAGAGGCTGTTGTAGAGCCAATAGGCCCGTTAAACGAGTCACCAACAGCACCTGTCTGAAAGTCTTTCAGTTGAGCCATTAACTCACGGATAGCATCGTTGATACCACTCGGGGCACAATTTTCCGCGATGTTAATGCTATCAATATCGGTATTGTTTGCGGGGTTACTAGAGAACTCGCTTATCTTAACTTTCGGCATTTTGAACTCCTTGTTCGGTTAATCTGAATATAAACCTGTCATTGCAGGTGGTGTTGCTGTTCTTAGAAGCTCAAGTAACTGAGATATATCGTTAGGATTTTGTGCAAGTCTATTTTGAATCATAGGCGACAATGCCAATGATCTTGCTACTGGTCTGACACCGATAGTTGCCAATGCCATTGGGTCTTGCAAAATAGCAGATAAACCTGCGCCAGCAGTTATATCTAGTGGGCTAAACTGAGGCAAACTTCCCATTTGTTCTGGTGTTCTAGCAGCCTTAGGAAAGCGTTGTGCAAACTCTGCGGCTTGTTTAAGTTCAGCAGATAAAGGCTTACCTTTTTGCAATTGACTTGCAAGTTTTGTTGCATCAATACTACCAGTTGTCTGATTCAATGCTTTTTCAATCGAATATGTTTTTGCAATCAATTGACGAGAATTTCTAAACTCTTTAAGCAAATCAGCAGAGCCAGTCTTTTTAAGATGGTCTTCAACTGTGTTTTCTAATAAATTTGCTATTGATCTTGATGCTCTGCCAACATCTGTATTTCCACTTCTAAACGCATCGTCAGCATTAGTTCGTAACTGCTTTATCATTGAAACAGCAGAAGACGTATCAAATGAATTAGATTTCATTGAGTTTACTAAGTCAATTACTGGACTTGGTTTAGCTTCTGGGAATCCTTTTGCAGCAGTAATAAATGGTTTTGCAATGTCATCTAGTGCTTCTGAATACTTATTGCTAAATTTAAGAATACCAGTATCACTTAAACCGCCAATAACTCTTGTGTTAACTACGCCACTATTAGCAATGGCTTCATATGCTTCACCAGCAGTTGATCTAATGTTGCTAAGAAGTTCTGGAGTTATTGGTGTGTCGTCAGCAAGACCAAGTGAACGAGCCGCTAATTTATTTGTTACTGCTTGATTTTTTGCACTAGCATTTTGTGCTGTTGTTAACTTACCAGCAGTACCTTCAAGAATTCTATTCACTAAAGTTGGGTTTGCTTGTGTTGGAGGAATAACATATCCTGCTTCACGAGCCGCATTGATCGCAGCAGTCATCTCAGGAGTTTGTTGTGCTCCAGCAGAGAATAGCTTTGATGCAGTTGCACCAACTACAGGAATTGCCGCACCAATAGCCGCACCAGTACCTGCTGACTCTTGGTCAATCAAGGCAGAACCTGCACCGCCAGTAATAGCACCACCTGCAACTCTTGTCGCTAAGTTACCACCACCACCGCCAGAAGTTCTGATAGCCTCAATCAATGGTGCTGCTCTTGTTCCTACTGCTGGAATAGCAGAAAGACCTCTAGCAAGCAAACCACCAACAGGAAGTGTTGCACCAACTTCACCAACAAGTTGACCGCCACCAGCAGATATTGGATTAGCTTCTTTGTACTGTTGAAGTTCTTTTAATAGTCTTTCACGACCCATTTGTGCGTCACGAGAAAGGAATTGTCCAGCAGACTCAGCACCTAGTTTTTGTAAACCTTTGCCAAGCAATTCTTGACCGCCTAAAACAGTACGACCAAATCCAGCACCTAATCCAGCCAAGGCAGAAGTCGCCATGCTAGGTGCTTCATTTTTAGCTTGAGCAAGTGCGTATTGATACGCTTGTGCATCAGTCAATTCTTTATCAGAACTGACCTCAAATGTGCCTTTACCTTCAATAGTTACTTCATAGGTTGGCATAGTTATTTCTTTCTAACAGTAACACCAGCAGGAAGTGATACACCTAAATCTACTGGTTCTTCAGGGGCTGTTTTAGAACCTTTAATCTCTGCACGACCAGCCATAATTCCAAGGTCTTGCTCGGCTTTCTTTCTCATGCGTTCTTTAAGTTTTACAGTATCTGTGTTGTCACCAATTGCAGGGAAGAAGGTTCTGTTATTAAGTTCAACTTCAGCAGGTGTTGCAGCAGCACCAGTCTTAACACGCAAGTAAGACTCAGACCATTGATCTGCTGCTTGCTTGTATTGCTGAATCTTAGGGTCAACAACAATGTTAGCCATACCACCAGCACCTTTAAACGCAGCTTGGTTTGTCAAGTTTGACATATCAATAGGGCCAAGTGATGCGATAGTGCCAGATGCTGCTTTCATTTGTTCTTGGAACAAAGATGCTTTACGCTCGCCTTCAGTTGATACATTGACATTAGTTACAGGGCGTTTTTGCTCTTGTAACTGAAGGTATGCAGCCTGTTCTCGTGGTGTCAGCTTGCTAAAGTCTTGGAACTCTTTAATTGAACCAGCAGGAGCGTCAGGTGCTGTGTAAAGCACTTCCATTGTGTTTTTATCAAGAACAACATTTCCTACTGTTACAGTTTCTTTCTTCTTTGCGCCTTGAGCAACAGTTTCAACTTTGTTGGTAATAGGGTTAATACGAATAAGATTTGCACCTTCAGCCAAGGTAGTAGTCTTACCTCCCAAGGCTTCTTGAGCACCAATCAAATCTGTCAATGCTTTGCGACCTTCAGGGCTTGTCATCAATCTAGGTGCTAATGCGCCCAAACCACCACCCGCCTCTTGTGGCATATTAGGGCCAGCGATCTCTTGACCCATCATATTTGTCAATGGTGTATCAGCAAAAGTCTCAGGGCGATATGCTCTTGAAATCTCTTGCTCAATACCTTGTTGACGCATCAATGCTTGTTGCTCTTGCTGACGCTTACGCAACATCTCTTGAATCTGTGCGTTTTGCAGTTGTTGTTGCAGACTACCTTGCATAGCTGTTCTGTAGGCTTGCTGACCTTGCTGAAGTCCCTCAACAACAGAAGCACCACCTCTGCCACCTTGGAATAGGCGACCAGCTAATGCGTAGAGTGCTTGGGCTTGTGCGCTGTCACGATTACGCTGAACATCCTCTGGAGACATACCCAGAAGACCCATTGTGTCTTGACCGCTAGTGCCAAAAATATCTAATAGTCCTGCCATGATTTAACCTCCGCCTGTCAAAGCGTTCCATCCTTTACTTAACCAACCAGTATCTTTTTCAATACCACCCAACAAAGAAGCAGTACCTAATACGTTTTGTAAAGTAGATGGTTGTTGAACATTACTTACTGCGCCAGCACGACCCATTGGGTTTCCATAAACACCAGACAAAAAGTTAGCTAGATTCTGTTGTGGCTGAGTTTGTTGGAAGTTGAACTTAGCAATATCAGCTTGCTGTTGTGCGCCTGTGTAGCCCTCACGAGCCTGACCTGCTCTGAGCATATTCTGAATATCAGCGTAGTCAGCTTGAGCCATTGCAGGTGCAGCCATCGTAGCCGCTTGTTGACGACCACGCTCATCAGCATAGTTTTGGTAAGCTAATGTTCCAGCCGTATCAGCCAGAGTCTTAGCAAACTGACCACTAGCACCTTGTTGCATGGTGGACATAGCACCAGAGCCATAACGACCAGCCTTGGATGCCGCAGAACCAATGTTACCGAGTGACTCTTTGAATCTAGACTCAGCCGCTTGTGCAGCAGGGTTAAACGCACCTTGAAAGAAAGGGTTTCCACTTAGGTAGTTACCCTGAATAGTTCCTTGCAATTGGCTCTGAGCCGCACCAGTTAAGGGGCTACCCCTAGAGGCACGAGCTTCAAGAGCCTGTAAACCAGTTTGGGTTTGCTCTGATGGACTTACATAAGTCTGACCACCATAGTACTGAGGGCCACCAGCTTGGTATTGCTTTTGGGCTTCTTGCAGACCATAAGAAAGATATGGCTGAATTGTTGGGTCAATGTTTGAGGTTGTTGCCATGTTAGGACTCGCAGTCGTAGTAGATTGAGGTGCGACAGCCACAGGTGCAGGAGGTGGTGGTGGCGCAGGTTCAGGTGTCACCACAGGAGGAGGTGGTGGCGGTGGAGGAGGAGGTGGCGGTGGAGGAGGTGGTGGCGGTGGACTGTTTGGCATCCCACCTATCATGTTCCAACTAAGTATGCTTGTAGGATTAGCCGTAATAGCATCTAACTGCTTTTGTTGTTCTGGCATAATAAAAATTCCATCAGCAGCAGGAGCATTGCCAGATAGAAAATTAGATGGCGCAGGTGTTGCAAAATCTGGAGTCGTTGACGCAAGATGGAATTGACCATCTGCATTTTTAAAGTATTTAACTCCATTAACATCAAACCCAAAACCACCACGAGGAGGCACATTTACTCCACTAAGAACTTCAGGAGGCAATGTGGATGGGTCTAGCGAGGGGCTAATATACCAATTGCCCTTTTTTTGCATAGTTGTCTGATTAGGAATAAATGCAGCCATACTCAATCTGCCTGAGTATTCGCTACTAGAAGTGCAGTAAATGCCTTGCTAGTGAAATTGTCAAAAGATCTACGCATCATTCTCTCCATAGAGTTCTGGACTGCGAGATGCGTCATCCTTACGCACAATTATACCTAAATTAGCCAATAACAACATATTTGTAAGTCTTATTAGCGGTTGAATTTGCAAAGTGGGTGATCGTAGCTGTACCTTGTCCCAAGCTACTAGCGTAGATGTTTGTCAAAGCAGATGGTGAGATATAGTTCATTGTGGTAATCAATGACGCTGTTGAGGGGTAATTTGTACCAGCAGCATAGGCTTGGAGACTTACCAAAATGTTATCTGTCTCCCACCAAAGTTCCACATAATCATTGGCGTTTAGGCTTAGATAATAGTTCCAACCAACCAAACCACGACCATTGACTGAGCCATGCTTACTAGGCACAGCAAAAAAGCCTGTTGAGCCAGTAAGATTAGTTCCATTAACCTTTATCCAAACCCTCACATCGTGGTCTTGGGAGTCGGTATTTTCAAACTGACCAGACCATTGGAAGTTATAAATGCCAGCGTTCTTGACATTCATTCGAGAACTATTGCTAGTTGTTACACCATTTGAAAAGTCTGTGGTGTCCAATGTCATGGCGTAAGCCGTGTTTGCTGTGGTAGCAGTCTGGTCAACAAGGCTCTGGAAAGCCCCATAAGGCATCGTATCGGCATAAGCCGCAGCAGAGGCTGGAACAAACAAGATAACGCTATCCCCGCCAATCCTTCTGTCGTTCAGAGTGGTTGTCGTAGCACCACCAGTAGCCAAGGTCAGCGTACCAGTATTATTGGTTTTACCATCCATGATTCCACGGACAATCTCGGCTGTCTGTCGCTGATCTCCACCGAAAGGGGGTAGGGTTCTAAACATTATCTAATTCCCTGACCTTGGAAATCAACATCTAAGGAAACAGCAGTCTTCCATTGACCAGTTGGAGTTATCTGGAACTGGTGGAAGTTACCATTAGACCTAAGTGAAATCCTGTTATCAGAATCAGCCGCTAGAGCAGTACCAAACACAGGTGCTTCACTCAATAGCTTTCTAGAAGCCACAGCAACGTTAGCCGAACCTCCATCGATCAAAGGTCTAGCTAGGGTTACTACTGATCTACCACCAGCGTTTAAGTCGCCAGTTACGATGTTTCCTGTAGCTGGTTGACCATTGTAAGTAACCACATATCTGCCATTTGTACCCCCAAGGAAGTACTTACCACCCATGTAAAGGATAGAGTCCAGAGATACTGTCAAAGCATCAATGCTGTTGGAGATCGAATCTAGGTTTTCTAGGGTAGTAGCAGCAGTAGATGCGTCTGAAATGTAGTCAGCACCAGCATCTCCATAAGTCCACTTTTTAGTGTTGAAGTTGTAAATTAACAACTGTCTGTTTCCAAAAGTTGTTCTGAAGTTCCAGATAATCAACTTGCGAACAGGGTCAACAGCCGCAGACATGATATTGAATTGGCTCTCATCAGCATTGGCAAAGAACCAACGATCTATCCTCTCTGTGCCAATCCCAACTACATTCTGTCCATCACATGAGTAAAAACCATCGTCTGACAAAAAGAAAGTTATACCTTGGACTTGTGCAATTGAGCCAGAAGCGATACATCCCTTACCACGAGAAATATTGTCAAACTGGAAAATAAAGGGAGTACCGATATAACTCATGCGAGTAATTCCCTTTTCCAAGAGAATAATACCCACCTCGCCACCACGAATCCCCATGATCTGACCACCATCAGGAATATCTTGGTAGTCAGCTTGAGTTACCTGATCTGCATCCCATTCAGTCTCATCATTGATACCAGACCAACGAACACGAGATGGGTAAAGCGTAGAAGACTCATTGGTAAACGCAGTAACCACAAAGTCACGCACAACAGTAATATATCGACAGATAGGCGCACTTGCCGCTAGGTCTGCAAACGCTGTAGAAGTACCTAAAGTAAACACTTGCATCGGGTCACTAAAGTTAGTACCAATGATGGAATTGCCAAACTGAGTAAACCGAAACCTGTCGCCATAAGCATTAGGGGTGTAGCCAGCAGTTTTAGACACATCGGTTAGCGCACCAACACCACTTACGCTAAAAATCTTGGTTGTGCCAGCAGCGAACAGCTTTGTATCGTTAGTAGGGGTTTTCCCTGCTACTAAAGTAGTGAGGTCTTCAGAGGCTTGTTGGGAGAATGTCGCAGCAGTAGGAAGTGGGCCATAACCCACAGCCTGAGATACCACGTTCTTTGCGTCAACCAAAGCACCTGTAAAGCTAGGCTGGTCAGGCATCCACTCACCAAATGTTAATTTTGTCGTAGCCATGTGTTACTTCCTTGAGCCTGAATTGTCCATGTGTTGTCGTTAGCTGATACTGGTGTCCAAGTATTTGTGTCGCTAGAAACAGCAGTCCATGTATTTGAATCTGTTGATACAGGAGTCCAAGTGTTGTCATCCTCTGGTACTGGTGTCCAGTTCTTTCCAAGAATATGACCATTGGCTGTGATCGTAGCCGTACCAGTAATACTAGCCAACCCTGCGTAAATTGCGGAAGCAGAAGCCGTAAAATCTGTATTACAAGTGATACTCGCATTGGCATCCGCAACAATGCCACCATTGGTTGTGAATGTCGCAGTACCAGTTATTGTTCCTACAGCATCACGAACCCTAATCGCATCAGCAGTTACTGTTGCATTGCCTGTGATAGATGCCACACCATTGGCTACGATTCCACCAAGAGCAGTTACATCAGCAGTACCAGTAATTGACGCATCAGCAAATTGAACACGAGTTCCAATAGCCGTTACATCAGCATTACCCGTAATACTTCCAGAGGCAAACTGAACTCTTATCGCATCAGCAGTAACAGTCGCATTTCCATCTACAGCACCAGAGCCAAACTGTACTCTTATACCTTCGCATGAAGCACTTGCAGAGCCTGTAATACTTGCACTAGCAAACTGAACCCTAGTTCCACTAGCCGTTACATCTGCCGTTCCATTTACTGCCGCTACACCATACTGAACCCTTACAGCATCAGCCGTAACAGTCGCAGAAGCACTCACAGACCCATAGGCATCCCATAGGGTTACTGAGGTTGTGTAGAGTGGACTATCGAGTGTGAGTGTTAAGTCATCAATGCTAGACTTTAAATTGTCTAGCGAGTCAATTGTCCACGGAGGCAGTAAATCAGCCATCTCACGCCAATGTGACGCTCAATGAACCAGAGGCAATGCGAAACACATCACCAGTTGCAATAGTCTTAGACGCATCCAAAGGTGTGTGATACAGCAAGTTGCCAGTAGTCAAAGCATCACGGATTCCAATGTGTGTAATCGTACCCCATGCGCCACCAGCTTGAGGAAACTCAACAGCCGCAGAGTTGGTAGTCGCACCATTGCTAGGCGCACCAAATGTCACAGCCTGACGAGCATAGCTAGTACCAGAACACTCTGTTCCTGTATCAGCATCAGTTGGGTCAGAGGTATAAAGTGCCACATACACAGTTGTTGGTGCTGTGTAGGAGGTTGCTCGTAGCGTTACATTGATTAACGCATTTTCGAGATAGTTAGACATTTCAGCCATAGTTTCACCTTGCAGTAAGTTTCATTGCTAATGGGACACCAGAGTACTGAGTGCTTTCATCAGACTTGGTAAGGGAGGAGATCGCTCTGTCGTACATAGTTCCCCATGTATTGATTCGACCATCGTTGAAAAGATATGGCTCTGCTTCCAACAATGCAGCATAAAGTAACGCATCTGGTGCAACAGTTAGGAACACGTTAGATGTGTTTGAACTAGACAGATATGCTGGAGCACAGTAATACAAGAGCCTGAGTGTATAAACACCATCAGGAGGAGGCGACAGTAAGAACTCGTTAGCCAAGATCGTATAAGACTTAGGAACACCAACTTCTGATGCTCTTGGGTCATTAGACAACGTAGATGGACTAGAGTAACTCAATGGTTGAATTGGGTTTGTCAGAACGACAAAATCACGAATCTGTAAGAAGTCGCTAGGAACTTCAACAGTTGCGTCACCTGAAACAGTTGCAGTCGTTACAGACTTTAGCATCTGACGAACACGCAATTCTCTGCGGAGGCGATTCTCAGCAAAGGTAATGAAGTCTGGAATCTGGCTAGTCAAATCTGATCTAGCAAGATAACCTGCGATAGAGGTCTGTAAGTCAGAGTATGTTGCGAAACTCATACTACTCCTGTTCTAGTGCGCCATGCACGATTCATTGGGTCATTTAACCAAGCAGCAAAACGCTTGTCATCAAGAACAGCAAAACCTCGCATGATTCCAGCTTTGTTGAGGTCATCAATAACTGTCATTGGAATCGAGGCAACCTTGTTACCAAACAGTTGGTCAGACCATCTTGCTCTCTCGTCAAACGAGTTATATTCTTTTTTGTTCTGCTCAACAATGTCAGTAACATCCTGACGAGTCTGAATAACGATGCCACCTTCGCCATCGGCATGAACAGCAGTTTGTCTAAAGTTTTCCATAGTGCAATTCTATCAGTTTGACTAGAAAAGAAAATGCCCCAGAGGTTTAAGTCTGAGGCATTTTTCGGAGTTACCTTAGATTAAGGTGTGAGGTCAGCCAAAATGCCGTGAGCAGCTTGGTTCTTAACTTCCAATGTGAACTCGCACAGCAATTGTGTGGACTCATTGTCACCAGTAACAGCCAACTCGTTGGTCTGGAATGGGCGCAAGTAAGCAATAGCAGCCATGTCAGGGTCAACGATAAACGCTGTCTCGTTGCAGTTATTGGTAGACGTCATAAAGCGGTTCGGAACGATAGAAATTGCTCCGAAGTCGCTTAAATAAACATCAGCCGCGCTGACGATAGTGGTGGGGGTATTGGCAGGGGCCATGAAACGCTGTGCAGCGATACCTGTAAAAGCAGACACCAATTGCTTGTGTGCAGGGTTGACCATCAACACTTTAGGATTGCCACCAGAAGCGTAAACTTCTTTGATAACAGTCTTCAAAATGTCTTCTGTGAAAGTACGATTTGTACCATCAGTACGAGCAGTAGTGCCCAAGTCACCAGCCACGCCAGAAGTACCGCCATCATAGTTGCTGTTCAACCATGCTTGCAGACCACCCAATTTGCGAGCAGTAGAACTGTTGCCGTTAGCAGCAGTCTGGTTGCTCAACAGGGTTGTTTCCATGTCGCGCTTGATTTCGCTAGAGGCTTTAGCCAACTGATAAGCCTTTTCAGACTTACGACCAGCTTTGTCAACAGCTTGCAAAGTGCCAGAAATCTTCACAGTCTTCTGGGCGATCTGGCAACGATTACCAACACGGGTAGTTGGAGACATAGTAGCGTCAGAAGCGGTGTCGCCTTCAACAGCATAATTGGTCAAGACTGCGGCAGCCAAACTGTCTGTCTGCCACTCGTGCAGAACAGCAGTAGCCTTTGTCTTGCCAATGGAAGACATAAAAGGAACATCTGTTGGTGAAATCGAGTAGATAACATCCGAAAGGTCTTCACGCTGACCGATAGCGGTATATGTTTGATAGGTAGCCATTTAAAACTCCAAAATTAAAAGAATCGTTCAAATGCTTTGGCAGCGTCTGAGACTTTTCCTGTCTCACGCAACCTTTGCATCGCCTGTTTATCACCTGACGACTTAGTAGGAGGGGCAGAAGTTCCTGATCGCATCATCTTAGGGGCAGCTTGAAGTTTCTTGTTTACCTCTGGCTTGCTCTTTTGAAGTTGCTGATACTTCATCCCGTTATACAAAGTCACCACAGCACGACTGTCATATAGTTGACTGAGTTCTTGGTCAGACCACCCAACAGACTTCGCATAGTCACGGATTTGTTTCCGAACCGCATCACCCTGTGCAGTAGCTAACTCAGGAATCAGACTTGTTAACTTCTCAGACTCAGAACGGAGATGGCTTTGCAGAGAGGCTTGTTGCTCAGATTGTTGCTGTTGGGCAAGTCTTTGCTGTTCGGCTCTAACTACTGCTAACTGTTTATCTCGCTGACTCTGTTCAGCAACCGCCACGGCATAACCAATGGGGTCTGTTTCCTTTAGAACATCTAAGTTAACACCCTGATCTTGTTGCGTAAGGAAGCTATCCAACGCCTTCAATTTCTGAGCATATGCTTGTCGCTCTTGTTTCACATACTCTAAATGTTGACGTTCAGCTTCAAGAGCCTTACGTTGTTCAGCTAGAGCCTGAGACTTTTTAGTGTAATCTGCACCTTGTTGATAACCCTTGATAAGTTCGTCAAGTTCTACCTCAACTTCCTCACCACTTGCCTTGACTTTATATCTTGGCTTGGGTTCTTCAGATTCCTCTGAGTACTCAACTTCATCATTCGTTTCAACTTCCTCTGGCTGTCCTTCGGCTTGGCCTTGTTCGGCTTCCTCAGAATCACCCATCAGACTTTCAAACGCTGAAGCGGCTTCGTTTACATTTAGGCTTTCACTCCCGCTTGGGTTGGTGTTTTCCATTTGTCATCTCAAAAATCGCTAGACACCTTCTAGACGGAGGTTAGGGTTTCCCCTAAAGAATCTTCCACTTCTTCTCTTTGATTAGAGTTTCCGAGGCCAAGCCTTCTAGGTGTCCTGTAATCAAATCGATTGTTTTGATATGGCGATAAGCATCTTCCCTAACACCAATATCACTACTATTTGTGTTTATTATCACACTAATCTGCTCTTTTTTCAAGTTATCTATGACTTCTTTGAAAAAGTCATCAGCTAACAGATTCTTAGCCCATTGAGCCTTGAGGTGTTTGTCCATATTGGCTTTGTATTCCTGCAATTACATCGTTGATTGTTACGTTTTGCGTAGGTACTGAAGTTCTTGAGCCACCCAAAATCTTGGTTAACTCCTCAAAACTCATGTTAGATGGGTTTGTGGGAACAGCAGGGGTTGGTACTGGCTGATTATAGGTAGGGCTTAGTAGCTGTTCCCATTGAGTGCCACGTAGCATCTCTTGGTTGCCAAAATCAATCGGTGCGAGAGGAGTAAAAGCCGCTACTGATGTAGGAGGAGGGCTTGTCCAATCACTAGGGATAGGAACAATATCAAACTTTCCACCAAAACTATCAGCCAAATTAGCCGCACCAGCACCACCAGCAGCAAGTGCCGCTAAACGCAAAGCATCGGATGCCTTAATGTTAAGGTTTTTAGTGCCATCAGCATTGATAGCTTCGCCTTGTGCATTAACGCTAATTGACTCACCACTTGGTGTTAACCATGTGTCTGTAGTTTTGTCATAGAAGTACCCATCCATTGACTCGTAGTTTGTTCCACTCGCCTCAGTTAATGGGTTCTGCAATGGGCCATTTGCATCAGGTACAAAATCACCAGTAATCTCATTGTAGTAACCACTTGTGTTGCTCGTATCTACTAATGGGTTTTGTAGTGGGCCACTAGCATCAGGGACAAAATCTCCTGTGATTTCGTTGTAGTAACCTGCTGTATTACTTGTATCAACTAATGGGCCTTGCAGAACACCACTTGCATCAGGGATAAAACTTCCTGTGATCTCATCATAGTAGCCGCTAGTAGATGAAGATAAATCACCACCAAGCAATCCACCAGTTTCATCCAAAGATGGCACTCCAGAAGTTATTTCACCACCAACAACATCAGATGCGCCACCTAAAAATTCACCAATACTTCCACCGACATAGGTTGTCGCACCACCAACAATAGCTGATTCAAGCACATCACCAACATCACCACCCTCTAGGGCTGTCATGCCACCAGCGACAATACCCGTACCGATTGCAGTAGCCGCTACCGCACCTACTGTACCTAGCCCGATTGCCGCAGCCGCAGCAGTACCGATTGCCGCAGACGCACCTGTTACCGCTAATACTGGAATGACTGCTGGCATTTAAAACTCCAAAATGTAAACATTAACTTCTTTACCATTCATAACAGCTTTTTCCTGTCGAATTGGTAATCCAGTTAACTTGGCTATTCTTGCAAATTTGTTGTCTTCGCTGTATGTGTAAACAACCTTGGTCTTGATATTCTTTAGATAATTAGCTAAATCTACAAAGTCTTTAACTAAATCCATTGGGTTTGGCTCGTTACCCATAGTATGAATCTCTACGATTCCTTTACCTCTAACAAGAACCAGAAAAAGAACATTTCCAAGATGGACTAACTTTGCACCTTTATCTTGTACAAGTTTAGCCAATTTACCCATTGCTAAGTCTGCTTCTTTCTGAGAGCCTAATTCCTTTAGAAAGTAGTCATTGGCAATCTTTGCAACTTCTTGTTGCTCTTGTGCGCTTATGGTCATCCTTTGATCTCCACGTTAGAAGTGATACCAGCACCGACCTTCATAGCCTTCAATTGAGCCTCAATCTCAAACTCTTGTTGCTTCATAGCAAAGTAAGCCTGTTGTTTCTCACGCTCTAATTGCAACTTAGCAGCCTCTTTCTCACGCATTAACTGCATCTCAAGAGCCGCCTTTTGTTGAGCCATTTGCATATCAATCTGTTGCTGTTGCTGTTGCAATTGCATATCAGCTTGAGCCTTCTGTTGGTTAGCTTGAATCTCAGCCTGAGTCTTTTGCATCAATGCCTGTACTTCTGGAGGCATTGGAGGCTCTTGTGGTGGAGGTGGGTTAGACAATTGCTGATCTTGCTCTGGTGAAATCGCCTTGTAGAACTCAGCACTATCCTTAAACCCTGCCGCCTCAATCATTCTGCCCAAGGTAGAACGATACTGAGCAGGAGACACATAAGGATTAGCAGGGCCGTACTGACCAATCAATTGCTCTTGTTTGGCAACGATCATCTGTAGCATAGCCATCTGCTCTTGTCTGTTACCAGCACCCAAGCCCACGTTAATGGCTACGTCATATTGGTTAGCCCATGTGCGAGGGTCAAACTCAATAAACTCACCACGCATACGAACCAAACGAGGTTTGTCTTGGTACTTACACAATAGATGCAAGATACCCTTAAACAGAGACTTAACACCTGTCTCAGCAAATATGCGAGCCATCAGTTCAATCTTGCCTGAACCTGCTTGTTGCATAGAAGCAATGGCTGCTGCTGTGACATTCTGCAAGATAGATGGGTCTAGCCCTTGTGAGGCATCAGAAACACCTGTACGCTTCGACTGGATTGTGTCCAAGTACTGAAGCATTGGGAAAGCCGCTTGAGCCACATTGGTCACATTAAGTTGCGACACAGCCCCTTGAGACTTAGCACGAATAACACCACCAGCAGTAGATGTAAGCAAGTCGTCAAGGTTTACCTGACCCTCAACAGCAACCACTCGTGCATTGTTTGTCAGATAGAGGTTATCAAGAATCTGTCGAGTGATCGTAGTCTTGATTAACTGAAGATCAACTGTTCTGTCAGCAAGTGAGTTTCCAAAGAACTTGTGGGGAATTGGGATAGGGCAGATTGAATGGAATGGAACGTAGTCCACTTCCTCAACCATCTCCTTACCCCTCTTGTCTTGCAGAATCTCGTTACCTGCATAGAAGACTTGAACAAGTGTGGCAATACCTTTGCCATCTATATCAGTTTTGACATAGCACTCAAAGACCTCAATCTCTTGCATTGATGGGTCATCAGTCTGTACTTGGTAGGGTTGCTCACCAGCAGAGAAACGAGCCACACGCTCTGGAGTGTAGGCAAGCGCATCATCCATCTGCAAGCCTTCAACTTGCTTCTTGTTGAAGCCCATAGCCACTAGATCACTACGAGTCAACATTTGACGATGGGCTACGAATGGGCTATCTGCAATCGTTCTAGCCTTCTTGCTAATCAAAAACTCCTCTGGGGGTACATTCTCGATTACCACCTTGCCGACCATCTTTTTCTGTTGGACAACAACATTGTGAACAGAGTTAATGAGTGGCTGACCCATCTGGTCAATGGCAGGTTGACCCATCTGGTCAAACATAGGGAAGTCTTCTGTGTCCTGCTCGACAATCTCCATTGTGTCGTCACTCATCAACATGGCTAACTCATCGTTAGACAGATTGAAGTAACGCTCTTTGGTGATGTTTTCTTTGTCTTGCCAGTAGGCCTTAACAATACCTACCTTCTGAAGCAATGCGTCTTTAAACCAATCATGGAGAATGGCTACGCCATCGTTATCCCTGTGGAAAACCCAATTAGAGTAATCAGTAGCTTGCTTGGCAGAGGCTTCATCTCTTGGGCCTTGTGGCTCAAAAACAACAATCTGATCTGAGCCTGTGAAAATGCGAACAAGTGAGGGCAAAGCACCATCAACGGCCTCTGCAACCTCACCTGTAACGATCTGGCTCTTGCCTTCCACCTCGTTGCCGTATGGCTGTCGGAGATAGGCTTCTAATGATTGTTTTCGCTGCTCGACTGTCTCGGATTCGATGTAACCAATAGAATCATCAATCTCTGCTTGGATTATCGACAGTAACTCGGTTTGTGCCATTTTTGTCCTTTGGAGGGCGACCCATTCGGGGTTTGTCCAATTTTAACTCATTTACCACATTTTCTAACATTTCGACACGCATTTCAAGTTCTTTTATCTTTGGGGCAAGATTAACCCCTTGGCGTTCTACATACATTACACAATCCATTTCGGTGCTTTGTTAATCGGCTTAGACCAAGTGCTATGACCTTCATCAAGTCCAAGGGCTAAGTATCTGAAACTGTCACTTCCATGACTAGACCAATCGTGAAGTGGTCTTTCATAGAATATCTTACGCTTCTCATCGTAGTCTCTGCGGTAGTTTCTCAGGCAGTTCAATCCTATTTGGACTTTAGGCACGTTAAACCAACACCTCGGTAAGATGCGCCTAACCGCCTGAATACCATCGTCTAGGCTCATTCTGGGTGCTATCTTGATCTCTAGGCCAGCTTCTTCAAGCATCTCTAGTCTGCTCTTACCTGTGCCTAACTCCCTAACCCTAACGTCATGGGGCAAGATGTGTTCAGCTTTTGAGTAGTCGTTATCCTTAATCCACTTCACATAGTGGTCTAAGCCCACCCCATGATTCTCGTAATAGTCGATCAATCTGATCTCTGTACCTACCAGTTGGGCCACCCAGATAGACGTAGAGTCACCCATACCCAAGTCCCAAGCTGTAAAGGTTCTGCTAAGTTCCTCCCAAGGAATCTCTTGCATATGCTTCTTGTCTTCTAACTCGTTGAGGATTTGCCCATAGTAAGAACCCTCTACAGCAGCGTCAAAACTACACTCAAACTCTTGGCGGTACTTATCCTCACCCATCTCATTACGAGCAGCCTTCAGTTCTGTGTCATCCACCACACCTGTCTCTGAGGCTTTGAACTCTAGCAAACCCCATCCATCCTCTTTTTCTGCCCTGTCTCGCAGTTCTTTGAAGTGGTTGTGTCCCTTTGGTGTACCAATAAATAAACACCAGCCTTTTCGGTCTGTCAGGGCAGGTCTAACAATATCAGTCCATATCTTAGGGTTCTGATCGCCTACCTCGTCAATTATCACCCCATCAAAGAACTGTCCTCGTAAGGAATCAGGATTGTCAGAGCCATATAACTGGATGCGTCTACCCCAGAAGTCCACCCTCAGTTCTGAGATGTTGCTAGTGCCACCCAGAGGCTGTGTGTACTTGACGAGGTAATCCCAAGCCACCCTCTTAGCCTGTCCATAGGTAGGAGCAATGTAAGCGTATCTAGGTGTTTCTTGTTGGTTTAGCACCGCCTCACGGATTAGGTGATTGATAGCGCAAACACTTTTTCCAAAACGTCTGTGGGCAACTACTACGCAAAACCTCTTTTCATCAAGAAGTTCATGGATGCTTAGTTGTAGCTTTCTAGGCGCATAAGGTATTGTTACTTCACAGACTTCCAAGATAGGTCACTCCAAATGTTGTAAATAGCAGACTTACTAACATTAAATTTTTGAGCCAATTTAATACCAATACCTTTTTTCATTCCCTTACAAGAACGAATAAACAAAACATCGTCATTGGTAAGTTTTGACCATTTTGCTTTTTGACCTCGATTATCTGGAAGTTTTAGCCTACCCATTCTCATAGTGTCGGCTGTGTTTTGCTTCATTGTTCCTGCGTATAAATGATCTGGGTTGACGCAAGCACCAACACCACACTCATGCAGTATTTTTAAACCATTAGGTATTTCGCCATTTTTATGCGCCCAAGAGAATCTATGCGCCTTAACAACACCTTGCTCTCTAGTTCCAACGCCAAATATGCCGTAGCCGTTTTCATTTGTTCCACCCATCCAAATCCAGCATCCAGACTCAGGGATACGAACAAACTTCTTTTGAAATCGAATATATGGGTCTAACATCATTTAGCCCATGTGACGATGTGCTGAAGTGGTTGATCTGAGTCGCCACTTATGGTTACTGAGGCCATATCTGGCATTGATTTACGCAATAGTATCTCAATCGCCTTCATCCTTGTAGGACTTAAGTCTTCACTTACTCCAAGTGCATGATTTTGCAAAACATTTAGTAATTGACTTACCTGAATCTTTTTGCGTACATCGTCCTGATGTAACTTGTTTATTGGTCTTCCGACTTGTGCCATTTTGTTTGACTCCTCTAGGGTTGGTCAAGATTAAGTTAACGGATACCCAGAGCCTCTTTCAAAACTCTTTTAATGTAGTCCTTCTGATCTAGTTTACTACCTTTTTCTACTTTTTCAACAGCGTCAGTAATTAACTCAAAGTATTGTTCACTTGTGAATTCTTGCTCTCTTTTAGTGAACCAGTAGTCTTTAAGACCTTTAATCCATGCTGCTGTAAAAAAGAAGCATAGTATAAATGCACCCCATTGGTCTGCCATGTATGAGGCATAGAACCAGAATGGCTGTCCAAGTAATCCAAATATCGGGGCAAACTTTCTGTGGCTTTCTCGTTTGTCTTGGAGTAACCATATTGCTATTAACTCAGTAACGGCAATAAACAACTGCACTATCATTTAAGCAAACCTTCTAAATATATCAATTCAGGCATAAGTCCAGCTTTTTGCTCTGCATAAATAGTTTCAGCAGGAGATGCTGTTCTATTAAATTCACCAAATGGGCCATAGTTGACCCATGAGTTTTGACCACGAGTTTCAGACATTACCGCAGGTAGAGCCTCTGGTGAGTACATTCTTGCATGGGCTTGAGCCGCATTTTCTTCGCCACGAGCGCGAAATCCAAGACCATACTTACCATGACCAAATACATCGTGAACCGCACGAAACACATCGTTGGCAGTAACATCCTGACCACCCCATTTTTCACCAGTTTTCATCAATAGTGGATTTGTTTGAGATGCTTCTACTAACGAGCCAAAACCTTGCTCAGTAGGGAAGACTGACAATCTTTGATTTTGCACAATGTCGTTAATGGCATTTCTTGGGTTTCCATAAATATCGCCACTTTCAGGCATAAAACTAAATTTATAGCCTTTTTTCCTTAGTGCCTCATACTGTTCCATTGTTTCTTCAATCATAGCGTCATAGGCTTTTTTAACAGCCTTGTTGCTTGGATTGTTTTCCATCTTGTCATAAGCGTCTGCCAAACGCTTTGCCCTAGCTTCATCTACATTGGCATATTTCAATTGAGGGCTATAAACAAAACCTTTTTTCTGGGTTATGTCTTTGGCAATATCAACTAATCGTTGGTCAGTTCCAAATTCTTCAATACGACCACCGCCAACATCAACCTTGCTTAAAAGTCCTTCAAGCGGCTTACCAATAAATCTTGATGGCGGTAGCATTGCACTTTGGCTACCTTGCGCCATACCTTGCAAAATATCAGCAGGTAAACCACCACGCTCAAGCGTCTGCGTAACTAGCCTATCAACTGTAGGTGCTACGGCTTTTCCAATTGCTGCGGCTGGCACATTTAAGGCTTTAGCCATTGGTGCAATTTGCAACAAAGAGCCTAACGCAAACGCTGGCTCTGCTGTTTCTCTAATTTTTTCGTAATTAGGATTAAGAACACTAAATCCCATCTCATCAGGTCTAGTTCCTAATAACCCTTGAATAGCCGCATAGGTACGAGGGTCAGGTAATGTATTTACATCACGCTGTGCCGCCAAAGCCCTAGCCCTAGCACCTTGACGCTGTAGGTTTGGGTTGCCAAAAAATGCGCCTAGTTCAGCCATTATTTCATTCTGCCCATTTTCTTGGCAGCTTCACTAATCGCAATAGCAATGGCTTGCTTGGGATTCTTAACGACTTTACCGCCCTTGCCAGAGTGCAGAGTACCTTCTTTGTACTCACCCATCACTTTGCCAACTTTTTTCTGACCAGCTTTTGTTATTTTCATATTGTTCACCATTTAACCTTGTTAGCCCAATATGCCGCACTCATCTTACCCTTGGCAATATTCTCAGCGTGACGAGCCTTGAACGCTTCGTTACGCTTCGTGCCATCAGCAGAACCCTTTACACCTTGCTGACCAAAACGGATTAGCTTTACATCCTCACCAGACTTCGCTAACACAGCGTGAGACTTGGTAGGATGGTTAGGAGTAGCTTTGGGCTTGTTATAGCCAGAAAACTGCTCAGAGCCTCGTTTAATCACTTCTTCTTAGCAGTCTTAGCCGCTTGCTTGAACGCATCCGCAGTAGGTGCGCCTTTTGAGCCAACCTTACGCATACGCTCTGGAGTTTTTCCAGCAGCCTTTTGAGCCTCGATACGCTTCTTTTTTGCAGCGATATTAGCGTACAAACCCATCATTTTTTAGGCTTCTTTGCTTTGTTCTTTGCAGTTCTTTCGCCACGCACAGGCATGGGTTTAGTCTTCTTCTGCATAAGTTTCTGCATCATCTCCAACGCTTGCTGATTTGTCGTTCCCATCATGTTTTTCCTCGGTTATTGGCCCACCTGCAATCCATGCCTCACAAGTTCTCTTGGAAGCACACTTAAAGTCGAAAACCTCACAGTAACCTAAGTCACCAGCATCAATGACTTCCCAAGCATCCATCTCGGTGTCACCCATCTCCAAACCTGTCTCGATGCAAGAAAGCATCTTAGGGGTTTGGATAAAAGCAGCACAGTTACCGCAACGAGACTTTTTAGCTTGGTCTGGTGAGTTTCTCCATGTCTTAGAGATTTCACGCCAGTAATCCATGTTGGCCTCATTGGGATTCATCGGGCCATAGTTTGCTTTGTCGATGGCTTTCTGACGATTCTCAAGATTGACCTCTACGTCACCTGTCGCAATAGGACAAGCCTCGCCACTTTTCTCTTGGCTTTTAATTTCAATCTCAATTTTTACGGATGGCTCTAATAATCCAGACATAGGTGTCCTCGGGAGTTTGTTCATTATCCCACAAAAAAAAGAGGACGCAAGCCCTCTTAAAACTCAATGGCAACTGAGTGCCTCTATCCTAACAACTTTCTCAGGGTTTCGTTTAAAACAGTCATTTCCGTTTCTTTGTGAACCGCCCAGATTCGTTTCTGTCCGTGAATTCCGTTGAATGACCCTTGGTGACAATCCTTGCATAGCGGAATACAAAGATATTGCTGGTGTTGCTCAATGTGGTGTGCATCGGATGGCCCTGCCTGACCACATACCCCACACGGCATCTCTTTTATCCGTCCTAGATGCAGTCTTTCTCGGGTGCTTGGTTTGTTATTCAATCTCTACCACCAGATTACTATTTGACCTTATGTGGTCTTTTGTTTTCTGAATGTATCTCTCAAACTCACTTCTTGAGATACTACCTTGCTGCAAATCAGCATATTCAATCAACTCTCTGATGGCTTTTATGCCTTCCCCATCCAAACCCATCCTCATTGTTTCTTGGTAGCGCATAGCGGCTTTATGGAGGCTTGCTTGGGCTTTCTCACAGATAGGCAAAACTTCTGGGCCAACTCCGTTCTTACCCATCATCTCAGATATATTTAAGATATCTACTAAGGTTCGCCAATCAGCGACAGTTCCTTGTCCCTTAGTGATGGCCTCCAATGCGGAATACTCAAGCATCCTTAGTTTGTCCAGCTTGTCCCTGTGGGTTATCGCTGCCCCGACTATTGCATGAGTTATCGGGTCTATCAGATTCCACATCTTGCGCTTCGTTCTTTTTCTCATTGTCTCTGCCAAATATGGCATCCCATCGGTTTGCGTATTCTTGATTGCTTACATTAAAAGGTCTTGGAGAACTACCTTTGCTCATTTGTTTCCTTTAAACCAATAGATTCTTTTGCCAAAAAAATAAAGATAAAACCCAAACTTGTAGTCCCATCTAACATGAATGTTGATTGGAGTTCTACCTTCGTTTATTGAAAATCCCCATTTTTTAAAATATGTAACTGGTGTCATTTTTTCATGCCTTTTACAAATGCAGCGAAACTCTGTGCAGTATCACCAAATGATTTCATTAAACTAAATTCATGGGCTACCTCATCTAGAGTCTGGTTGCGTACAGGGCAGTTTCTGCCTTGTGTACAGTCATAGGTGCAGCAATCCATGCCACTAGATTTGTTTGCTCTCAGGATTTGCTTACCAAGGTTGCTATGCTTTTCAACCTCGTTAAAGGCTTCGTCTTCCTCTTTTGTCCATTCAGTCATGGTATTTCCTCAATCTGTGGTTTTCTTAATGCTCGTGCAAAGAAGTGTGCTTTTTCATAACCTTGCTCACAATGAAATGAGGCTTCCCATTGCCAACGCAATTGAAACCATCGTTTGCTCTCAACATACCAGTATTTATGCGGATTAAATACAACTCTGACTCTCATGCTTATCCCCTTGCTTTAATTGCATTTAATAAATCACTAGAAGTTGGACTAAATTCCCCACGAATTCGATTGAATTCTGAACTTTCAGCAATAGCAATTATTTCCTCACGCTCGGCAGAAGCGACAAGAGCGGCAAACTTGGCAAGGAACTCAGGCGTAGCATCAAAGCCACCCGCTTCTCTTGTCCATTGTTCAATGTCTTCTCTGTTCATGTTTTCACCTGTAAAGATTTAGGTACATAAATGCAAGCCTTGTCCTTGGAGTTCTTGACATTTACTGGATTAGGTAAAAAGAGCCTTTTGCAATTTAAACACTTTGCATCAGGCTCTTTTGGTTTGCAACCAAGCAACATTAGATTGCTCTCATGTCGTAGTCAACAGAAGCTGAGTGATCTGCCTCGTCTAAAAGGTGCTTGGCAAGACGCATAGCACCCTCGATCTCTAAATCTTTATATTGCTCAACAGTAAAGATGCCCATGACATTGCGACCCTCAAACCAGACTTCCTCGATGTTCTCGTTATAAGTGCCTTCCTCGTCTTGCTCGTACTCCATGACAACAGTAACGATTACAGAGCCTTCACCAACAGTTGTGTCAAATTCGTATTTCATTATTAATCCTTAAAAGTACCCTTGCGAATTGCTTGGGCTGAATACGATTGTATAGATTCCTAAACATTATTATCTAGGTGTTTACCCTATTCTGTAGTTTTTATACCAAGACGCTCACTTGCTTGCTCTGATCGCCATATGTCTGATTTCATTTGTGCAGCAATGAGTTTCCATTTAAGACCCTCCTCACGCTCGGTAGCCGCTTGTAAGCCTCGTAGTAGTTCTTGGTACTCTGGGTGTGCATAGGCTTCTCTTTCCTGTGCTACGCCAGAATCTATGCCTTTGGTCAATGCCTCTTTCATAAGCAAAGCCTTCTTTGTACGCAAGAAGTTTTCAATGTACACACGCTGTGCCTTTGCCTCGGCAAAACGAGGGGCTTGTTCCAAAATAAACTCAATGGCTTTGTAAGGGGCTTTCATTTCACTACTCCGATCATTCGTAGAGCCGCTTCTGGGCAATCTATTCTTGCCAAGGTACTTCCAGACCAATTCTCAAAAAAGTCGGCTTGTAGCTTGGTTAAACGCTTGCTAGGCCCTGATTTAACCTCCACGAGAAAGGTGTGGTTCTTGTAACCAACTAAAAGGTCAACAGGCAGACCAATGACCCATACATACGCCCCTGCCGCCCTTAGTGCGCTGACAATGGCCTCTTGTGTTGCATCAACTCTTGCTGCTCGTCTCATTTCGTAACCTCGTCATGCGGTTTCTCAAATCCAAAGTAGCGGATTCGCCTCTGATTCGTACCAAGTCCGCGCACACTCCCTGCCACCAGAGCAACGCTTTGCTTGAGCCAATCATCGACTTCTTTTTGTTGAATCTGCGAATCCATTCCTTCGCTTCGCAATCCTTGAAGTGTTCTAATTCTGCTGGAGTCATTTATGGGCCATTCAAAGTTCATGCTTTTCTCCGCAACTCTGCCATCTTTGCTAAAACTTCTAGCGGAATAGGAACTGCTTTTTTGTCATCAGCTTTAATCTTTTCCAGAGCAGGGTCAGGCTCATTTGACGCAGGAACTGTGAGCCTGATGTTGTCAGCAGGGTTTTGTTTAGCAGAAGTAATCCACTCTGCTTTTAAACCTTGGCTTCCACGAGTACACCACTCAACCAAAAATTTATCTAAAGGCCAATTAAGTTTGAAAGCCTCTTTTCTCGCACCTTCAACAACTGTTGCAGTAATTGGTGCTTTTTTACTTTTCCGTAAAGCAACCCAATCGCTCCAAACTTGATCACGAACATCAAGAGGGCAAGCAACGACAGTTGCGTTCTCTCTCTTTGGTTTATGGTTAATGGTTAGTGGTTCTTGGTTAGGTGGAGCTTCGTTAACGACTTGTTCACGGTTCGTGCGTTTCTCTCTACGCTTTGCTTCTCTTTCATCAGCGATTCGTTTGTTTGTGTCTGCATTTTTATGGTAATGCAACAACTCCTCAAGTATCCTGTCTTGCACATAGCAGCCCTCTTTATCAAGCACAAAGAACCTGCTTAAAACAAACTTAACAGCTTCAACTTCAGCCTCAGTCGATGCCCAAGTCCATTCAAGTGCTTGCTCAAGTGTTGGGAATAATTCTCTGTCGTAGCACGAATCAATAAGAAGCGTGTACGCTCCGTGTTGGAGCATTGTCAAACGACCAGCTTTCTTGGCATAGTCGCCAAGATTTCTCTTGTAGTAGTGCATATCTCTCGCCTTTTAAACCACTCCCTAAAAGAAACTGCGGCAGGAGAGGGAGGAACTCTTTTCGGTCTGGGAGCAACCCCAAACCTAGCCGTGTTTCAAAACATTGTATCAAATAAATTGATTGTTGGTAATTTCTTTAACTGGTCTTGGTCTGCCAAGCAATCTCTTAGCTTGTGCGTTCATCACAGCGTACTCTGATTTGCTAAATATCCCCTTGGCGTTTCTCAAGTCAAAAGGGTTTAGCAAGCAGCGATCTTCATTAGGCTTTTTCTCAATCATGTGGTCAGCCAAGGTGTACTTGACCAACCAGAATCTACCTACCTTGACTTCCTCTGTGGTGAGTTCACCTTTGTATCTCAGTTTCTTAGCTGTGGACAGGACAGAGGACTTGGGCATACCTGTCAGGTCACAGACTTCAGCAGAGGTCAGAGGGCCATTCTGGAGGGCTTTAATTATTGCTTCTTGTGTCATTTAAACCATTCTGGCTTGAGTTCTTTTAGTTGGTAAATACGGAGTAATGGAATCTTTTTCCACTGGTGAACAGCAGACCTTTCAATCCCAAAGATACGGGCAAGCGCACTCTGTGAGCCTGCAAGTTTGATAGCGGTTTGTTTATCCATCTAAACAGTATAACAAACAAAATATTTGTTGTTTTTAGGGTAAACACCTATAAAAATCTATTGAGTAATGTTCAGAAACCTTTACAATCCATCTCAGCCCATAACAAAACGTAAGTGGGTAATTAAGGAAAAACATGACACGCTTTACAGAGAAAACCATTCGCACAAACGGCAAATGGGTCAAGATTACCAGAGACAACAAAGCACGCACTTTTACCTTTGCAATAGGTTATCAAGGTGAATTTACTGCTTATCAAATTGAGGGCACTTTGTCTTTCAAGTGGGTTGCAAATTGGACTGAAGCCACAGAACGCGCAGTTCGCTTGGCAACCATCTAAGGAGAACCAAATGAAAAGTAAGATTATTCAAACGCTAGTTGAGTGGACATTGGCAATCATCATCTTTGGTGGTTGGGGTGTGTTATTGGCATGGAGGGCGTAAACATGGCATTTTTACTACCATTCACAACGCGTCAAGTCTGTAAAGCAATGGCTGACAGCATGGTCAAGTATGACAACGCACCAGATAAAAATGACTTCTGCAATCCAGATGTTCCTCTTGTTGTCAAACTTAAAAACAAAAAATATGGTGTTCTTAGTTATGGTGGCGACCCTGACGAAGAAGGTTTAGTGCTTGAACTTGTGGAGTTGAAATGAACACACGATTCTTAACCCATGTCCGTAAGATATTCAGCACCTACCAAGCCCCTCCAGAGGTCATTAGAGCCTACCAAAAGCAATGGGTAAGGTCAGTACGCAGACTAGGCGATAAATGGCTTGTAGCTAAACAAGTGCAGAGAATCCAATGATTACCAGAGCAGACGCTATTAAAGATTTATCTCATGGTACTTACTGCTGCTACTGCACAAACCCAAAGACCTACGGCTCATGCTGTGGAGAAAACCACTTTGTAGAGTTTGCAGACCTCTATGAAGAAGACAAAGAAGCAATGATAGAAGATTATTTAAGTGAAGGAAATTAAAATGGTACATAAGAAGTTAATGAACGCTCGGATGGCTTTGCAATCCATGTCGTTAAAGAAGTCAGGACACAACAAGTTCGCGGGCTACCAATATTTTGAATTGGGAGACTTTCTGCCCCAGATCAATGAGATTTTTCATAGCATAGGTTTGTGCGGAGTCATCTCATACACTAAAGACTATGCAGACCTGACCATCACAGACGTAGATGATGGTACTTTCATTACTATCAGTTCGCCAATGGTAGAGGCCAATCTAAAGGGCGCTCACGCCATCCAGAATCTTGGTGCTGTAGAGACATATCAGCGCAGGTATCTCTGGATGACAGCAATGGAGATTGTAGAGCATGACGCTTTAGATTCCTCTGCACCGATCAAAGAGGAAAAGGTCATCATCACCCCTACACAGGGTGCAATGGATAACATCCCAGAAGATGAACAAATCTATCTCAAAGAGTTAGCAGTTGATTTAATTGCTACCTGTGAGCAAGGTGACCCCAAGGTAGCTTGGGTAAAGTTGGAAGCTGAGAACCTAGACGATCAACAAAAGATCGCTCTGTGGACTCTGCTACCTAGTAAAGTAAGAAGTGCATTGAAAGGTGCGAAAGGATAAATATGGAATACGACAATAACAATCGAGGTTCGTTGTTTAAAAACGACAGGAAAGACGATGCCAAATTTCCTGACTACAAAGGTAGCATAAACGTAGATGGAACAGACTACTGGCTATCTGCTTGGATAAAGATCAGCAAGGATGGAAATAAATTCATGTCTTTGTCTGTCAAGAATAAGAACGCTGATGCCCCTAAAAAGCCAGTGAAAACTGATGAGCATAAAGACTGGCTTGACGATTACGATAAAGCACCATTTTAAGTTAACGGGGGGAAAGCGGATGCCATGCGACAGAAATGTCGGACGAACTTGGACGCAGCGAGTACCTCCACCTAAAGGAGAAAATAATGGATTACAAAGAAGCATTTACCAGAATTTTTAAGATGCCTGACTTCCCACGAGTGAGAAGCACAGACCCTGTAACTTCTTTTGAAGCAGCAGAGGCCATCAAGCCAGTAATAGAAGACCACCACAGAATAATTCATGCCTGTCTGCAAGAATATGGTGCTTTAGGTAAAGATGGGATAGCAGCATTGACTAACCTAGATGGAAATCAGGTAGCAAGACGCTTAAACGAGATGAAAGTTCTAGGACTTATCTATCTCACAGGTAACACAGTTAAATCAAACTCAGGTAGAAATGAAAGGGAATGGAATGTCGTACGCTGATATTGAAATTCGGATAATTCAATGGGCAGAGGCTCGTAAGATTATTCCAAACAGTTCACCAGAGACTCAGCTTCTCAAGGCTATGTCTGAACTTGGTGAGTTAGCTGATGCAACCATTAAGAAAGATGAGGAAGCAGTCATAGACGCTGTTGGCGATGTAATGGTTTGCCTTATCAATTATTGTGCTTTGCAAGACATCAATCTGGTAGACTGTATGGAAGTTGCGTACGATCAGATTAAAAATCGGAAAGGCACACTATTGCCCAACGGATTGTTTGTCAAAGATGTTTAAAGTTGAAATTTCTTTTGGCTACGCTGAACCTGAGAAAATCACGATTGAAACCTTTGACTTTGATAAGGTAAAAATACTTCAAGAATTCATTATGTTTCAAGAAAAACATGGTTGGGCAGTCGAATATGAAGCAGTCATTATTGACGATTCAGATTAACAAAAGAAACTTATAAGTTACTTAGCCAACAAGTAAAGACCCACATTTGAAAAGGCGTAACCTGCATAGACTATCGCCATGTGTGGGTTGTCCTTCCATAACTGCTCACCAGCTATGTAGGCATAAATTGCCCCTGTGAGGATAATTAGCCAAGCACTCAAAATGCACTCACATCTATTACTTCACCACGAAACTCAACCATGTCCTCATCAAACTTGTGGACAAGTTCAGGCCATAGCAGCTTGCCATTAAAGAAGTTGAGAACAGCAAAACCTGATCTGTGGTTACTAGGGTTTAGTTCTCCATAAGTAAACTGTGGGCCATCAATCTCAGCAAGTGTCCCTGTATCTACCCCGAATCTGTTGCCGTTATAGTCGCTAAATGGCGTAACCTTGAGAGAGTGTAGGTGTCCAGTAACAATTGACACCCCTGCATTGATAGTATTGTTATGAGCAGCGTGAACTCCACCTTTAAATCGGTGCTTGATAATGACCTCTGGGGTAGGCCAACAAGCCCAACAAAACTCCCAATTAGGAATGTGGTCTGTCAGCTTAAAGCCTTGTACATCCTTAAACTGTGGTGCGTGTTGGGCTAACCTATTAGCAAACCTTACATCGTGATTACCAAATGTAAACAGTAACTTTACATTGTGTCGTTCAGCTTTAGCTGTTTCCTCGATCTCACCTAACGCACCCTGACAAGCCTTCAGTTCTTGGATAACAGAAGATTGTGGTTGGTCAGTTACATCGTGCCTCGATATAGTCGCACCATCGAACGCATCTCCGTTACATATCACCGCCTTTGGTTTAAACTCTTGGATAGCCCATAGAAGCCCTTTAAATGCAGTTGTACGCTGCGAGGGAATAAAGTGTGCGTCAGAGAAGACGATCACAGTGCCATCCAGTATGCCGAGTTCTATCTGTTTAAGTGGAGAGAATGACTTGTTTCTGTTGTCGTATTTGTGTCCTCGATGGTCACTAGAGCCAAGGGTCATTTTGTAGTGGTTCTCAATCCATCTCCTGCGAGAATGAACCGACCTAATACTTACCCCAAGGTGTTCAGAGATTCTTGTGGCAGATTGCAGTTGACCCCATAGCTGGATAAATTCTGTATCTGTACACGTTTCAGTTGGTGAACCCATTTGAATCCTTAGATATTAAATTTTCTAGCAGATTGATGACTCTATGCTCTTGCATCTCAATCTCCTCTTGAGAGGATTTAGGGTCTTGCGCTACAGACATTAAGTCGTGTAGAAAGATGTGCAGTAACTCATGTAGGGCAGTCTTATCCAAGGATTCAGGGGTGATCTTCTCAGCACCAAAGTCACCTAGCCGATAAGTGGCTAGTCTAGCACCCTGATTAAACTCTACGGATGCCATAGCTTGTTTAGCTGGTTTAGAGCCTCGCTCGATACGCCAATCACAAAGGCTTAAAAGTAACTGGTACTTTTTGACACTTTTGGCAAAGATTTCAGCATCTTGTTGCGTAGGTATATTAGCCATAGGTGACAGATTAGATATTGGCTTTATGTCACCATTGTGTCTGCAACAGATTGAACGTGAGCCACTCGATTGAGCCAACCCTTGATAAACCTAGCTTGGTCTGGTTTGCGTTCCACAATACCTTTGTAAAAGGCTTCCTTGACATTGCTGAACTTCTCAACCAAGTCGGTGCTTGATTTAACTGCTGCAATGGTTGCAGGGCCAATAGCACCATCAGGGTTTGTACCCACGGCAGACTGTAAAGTCTTTACCGCACGACCAACCCCTGCGTTAACGGCAAAGTCGTAAACCAAGTAATCAATGCCAGTGGGTAGTTCATCGCCATGAATCTTGTCCCAGAAGTTAGCCTTGTAAAACGACCTGACTATCTCTTTGGGGGGTGTTTCACCCTTGTCAATCAACTCCCAACCTTCCCATTGAGGGTTAGGGTTACGAGCAATACCCGCATAAGTTTGACCTCCAGAGTCGCCAACAAGTGTGGTCAGTTGATAGCCACCTTCAGACTCAAGCACCAAGTCGCAAGATTTTTCCCAGTTGTCTTTCATTTTTTCACCCTATCGGCAATTTTCTCCATTGTCCTACCGCCAAAATAAAAAGACATAACTAACATTCCCCATTGGCCTAGCAGTTCAACATAAGCACCACGAGTCTCGTAATCGAATATCGATGCAATGGCAAAGCCAGAATAGGCCACCAAAAGGAATACAAGGGTCATAGGGCGTATATTCTTGGACAACCAAGAGTCAGACCCCATATCGGCTTGCATACGCTGTGTGAGGTTGTTTTGCTCTGTCTCATATAACTTGGTTTCGTTAGCCATTTTAGCCAACTCACCATCTTGAGCCATCTTGGTTAGTTCCAACTGCGCCCGAGCCTTGGCCTCTGGGTCAGGGATTAGCTTATCAATGAGCTTGCCACCGATATTGAGAATTGCATCTAGTCCAATCATTTTTTACCTTCCTCATTTTGCATTAGTTTGATACCACTCAGGAAGCCAATCATGCCTCCGATAAGAGTAGAAAAAGCGGGTGAAATCATTTTGAATATCTCTGCGTTGTCTACTTCTTTCGCCCACAGACCAAGGATAAACGCTGTCACCATGGCCAAAACAGAAATGCACAGGGTGAAGCTGACCATCAGTGTGACCCACAGCGTCAACTTTTCTTTTGTTTCCATCTGGGGTTTCTTTCGTACTATTGGTTTCATACATAAATATCCAGTTTACGATTCTGAAATATCTCAAGCCTAAGTTTCTCTTGCTCGGCACTTTTTGTATAAATTTCAAACGCTAAGTCTTCAATGGCAATCTGCATATTTTTTTGTTCTAACTGGTTACGCTGAACTTCTTGTTGCTTCTCCATCTTTTTGTCAGCAACATCAGACTTGTCTGGAAATCCAGAGGGCTGAACCATTGGAAACAAACGAATGGAATCAATCACTTCTTTTCTCTCTCTCTAGCCCTTGCGTAGTAATAGTGAACCTTTCCTCTGAGTTCAGCAGAATCTGCCACACCTGCCCACTCTGCCAACTTATTCCACAGAATAAGCAGTTGCTCAGAATTGCAATTGTCACCATTTGTTGTCAGCCATCTGGATAACTCCATGTGCCTAAGAGTAGGCTCGTTTATCCAACTAAGCCCATAGAAATCCATCAATACGCATTGTCTTGGTTGTGCAGATACTAGCAATCCAACGGAAAGCAGTAACAGCACAATCCATTTCATTCATTCCAACCAGATTCTTTTCTAGCTAACTCAAGGTGCTTTTGCTTAAAGTAGATGTTAGCCACAAGACCAATTAAGCCAATAATCACACCACACAAAGCACCAAACTCATTGGCTGATAAACCAAAGAAGATAGCACTACCTGCGCCACCATAGGTAGCTACTGATGCTGCTTTAGCCGCTACTGCTGTTGCCACTTCTGTGGTGTGATCGCTCATGTTATGACCTTTTATACAGAAGCCGCACGAATAGCTGTTAAATCTTCTGTTGTCCAAAAATCTTTTTGCAACATCAAAACTAGATGCTCTTTGTTACGAGCCAAGCAGTCTGCCCAATCAGCATCAGTCATCTTTTCTGGCTTACCACCATTGATGAGAGCCACGCTGTCCAAACAAGCAGAGTAGTGCTTGGCAATTTGTTGTTCAAGTGTTAGTTCAATCATGTTAGTCCTTATGGGTGTGATGCTTTATAAGCGTCAAATTCTGCTTTAAGTTCTGTTATTTTTGCGCTTAACACCTTTATTGCCGATACAAAATAGGGGTCAAGATTTCTTTGAATTCCTTTTGCTGGCTCTCCGTTTGTAAGCGCCTTGATATCATCCGTTACATTAGAATCATGCGTAATTTGATCTGGAAGTACTTGCTCATATTCTTGAGCAATAAAGCCTTTATCGTGCTTGCCACCAATTATGTAATCAAATGCAACTGGATTTAACGCATTGATAATTTCAAGGCCATTAGTAATTCCTTGAACATTCTTTTTAAGTCTAGCATCAGAAGTTGTTGCCCATGATGATGAATTGCTTCTTTGTCTCCATGAGTTACCTGTGCTACCACCATCAACATACGCAAACCAATCACCATTGCCAGCGCCATTTGCAATAGCAATATTGCTACTTGAACCAGAAATGTTTAAGCCACCTGAGTTACCAGTGTAAGAGCCAAGAATTACATTATTTGCACCGTTTGTTACAGAATATCCAGCATCCTTACCAATAAACACGTTACCAGCACTTGTAGCTGAGTAACCCGCAGCATAACCAACAGCAGTGTTGTTAGATGCTGTGGTGTTGGAGTAAAGTGCGTTATATCCTAATGCGATATTGCCAGACCCTGTGGTGTTTGAAACCAAAGCGCCACAGCTAAATGCAGAGTTGTAACCGCCAGTTGTATTTGAAAACAAAGGAGGGTTAGTACTTCCTGAATCAACAGTTCCTACTGCTGTGTTTGCTACGCCAGTTGTATTGTTATATAACGCTGATGCGCCAACTGCGGTGATGCCTTTACCAGTAGTATTAGAGTAAGCCGCCTGATAACCAACAGCAGTGTTGTTAGATGCTGTGGTGTTGGACAGTAGTGATTGCATTCCTAATGCAGTATTACTTCCACCTGTGGTATTTGATTCCAACGAGGCAGACCCAACAGCAGTATTGTTTGTTCCTGTCGTATTTAAATACAAAGCAGAACGCCCAACGGCTGTAACGTTACTTGCAGTGGTTGTTGTGTATCCTGCAATTTGACCAACAAACGTATTTTGTGCGCCCGTTGTATTACTATACCCCGCCTGATAACCTACAGCAGTGTTGTTAGATGCTGTGGTGTTGTTAACAAGTGATTGATAACCAACAGAAGTATTACTAGAGCCTGTGCTGTTTGAACCCAATGACTGTTGAGCAAACGCTGAATTAGAATTTCCTGTTGTGTTTGAACTTAAAGCACCAGAGCCAAATGCTTGATTACTTGCGCCAGTTGTATTTGATGCCAAAGCACTAACACCTACCGCAGTATTGGAAGCCACAGCACCAGCACCACGGCCTACTGTTAACAAGTTAATTGTTCCAGTAGTAGTCAGCGTAGTAAACGCACCAGTAGAGGCTGTTGTAGAGCCAATAGGCCCGTTAAACGAGTCACCAACAGCACCTGTCTGAAAGTCTTTCAGTTGAGCCATTAACTCACGGATAGCATCGTTGATACCACTAGGCGCACAGCCCTCTGCGATATTGATTGAGTCAATGTCTGTGTTATTAGCAGGGGTTGCGCTAAATTCACTAATTTTTGTCTTGGGCATTTTTAGTCCTTAGTCGGGGTTAGCCATTCCAGTTAAATCTATACGATAAGGTTTTTCTGTGTCTAGCAATCCTGTCATTGTAGATGCACCAGTTAAACCAGCAGCTCTCTTAGCTTCTAAATCGAGTAAGTATTTTTCGTAAGCAGACAGTCCTTTTAGGGTCTGGAGGTTTGCTCTTGGGTCACCAAGTTTAAATAACATTGGGCCAAGTTCCTCTGCTGTTTGACCAGCAACACCTTGACCCTGCGCCTTCAGATAACCCATAGTTCCTCTAAGTGGGCCTTGCTCAATCATTTGACCAATAAAGCTAGGCTCTGCTTCTAAAGCCTGACCAGCAATTTGCCTCTCAAATGTTGCAGAATTACCCAAGATTTTCTCTTGAGTCTTACGCATCATTGATTCAGTCATCATGTCTTTTTCAAATTGCTTAAAAGTATCAGTATCAGGGAATAGTGACGAAACACGATCACGCTCTGCTGGTGAACCAAATATGCGCTTACGAATATCAGCAGTATCTTTAGCAGTTGTAATTTTTTCTTTTACAGCATCCAAAGCACCTACCTTGTAAGCCTCTTGCTCTGATGGAGACAGCTTGGCAAATGTACGATTGGCTTCTGCCGCAGTCTGTTTATAGAAGTCTTTTCCTAGCTTTGTCGCATCAAGCAATTCAGCTTCACCAGCAAATGCGGCTCTAGCCCTACCAAAGTCAGGCACAGCAGTATCTAACTCAGACAAAAATTCATTTTTCTTATTTTTATAGATACGACCAAGATCAGTAATTTTTCCAAATGGGTCTGTTTCTTTTTTAATTAAAACATCAAGACCACGTTTAACTTGATCTAAAACCTCTACTGTAGGCATAGACATATCCACAGAACGACCTTCAGCCGCAAGCAAATCTTGAGCTTCTTTAGCCGCCTTTTTAAATTGAGGAAGTTCTAAAAATTTAAGAACTTTAGGGTTTGTTACCTCACCATAAGCGTATGCTTTTTGATAAAGCGGAGATGATACTTGTTGTTGTCGTTGAGCAATTGCTGTTGTGTATTCAAATGGGTCTGTAAAGCCACCAAGATATTTAGAAATATCACCTTGGATACGTTCACCTTGACCTGCGGCTCGTTCTTCAAGTGCTGTTTTAGCAGTCTGTCTTGCTGTGCTTGGATACTTCTGAGCAACATCAGCAAGTGATCTTACATTTTCACCAGCAATATCAACAATTCCTACTGGCTTGGTAGTACCAGTAATTGTTCTCTCTAAATTAGCAGAAGCAAGAATCATCTTTTCTAAATCAGCAGGGCTTACCTTGTCACGATATAAAGCCTCAAGAAGTTTAGCTTTAGCACGATTAGCGTAGTCAATACTTTGACCAGTTGCCAACCCAACAGCCTTACCAACTTGCTGAACAACAGGAATTCCGCTAGTTACATCAACTACCTTACCTCCAGCCATTCCAATGCCCTTGGTAACCGCAGGTGCAGCACCACCAACTAAACCACCCAATGCCCCACCAGCTTGTGCGCCAGCCATACGCTCACCAACCCCTGCAGCACCAGCACCACTGAGTGCGCCAGTAAGTGCGCCTGTGACAGCAGATGCCCCAGACGTAACTCCAGCACGAACCAATGGAGATGCTTCTCTAGCCATTTGTGCATAACGAGCAGTTCCTAAAAATGGTAATAATGCGTATGGCAATCCACCTGCAATCTCAGTAGCCAATGCAGTCTTAGGATTTTCTTGACCATACCTTTGTTTAGCAAGTTCAAGTGCCGCTAAGTTTTGCTCATAAGTACCTTGCCCCGCAAGAGACTTTGTTAGTGCCTCAAGTTCATCAGCAAATCCAAATGTTGCGCCTTGAGCCAATGAACGACCTGCGCCAAACTCAGCAGTCTTACCACCAGATTTTTTAATAAGGTCTAGTGCTTTAACAAAAGATTCTTGAGTGAATCCTTCTTCTTTTAGGTATTTGTTAATATCATCAACAGGTGCATTCTTATCAACCATTGTGATAAGGTTTTTACGGATACGCTCAACATTTTCGTAAGCCATTAACGACCTCCACGCAAAGAGTCACGCAATCTTGGATTTAGTCCGTAAGTATCAGTCATTGACTCAGGTGCTGTCATGCTTGGTGCTTTGTATGATTTACCGCCAGCAGCAACCATGTTTTGAGTCAGAATGTTACGGAAAATTTCTTTCTGCTTAATTGTTTGTGCATCATCGTTGTACTGTGGGAAGTAGTTAATAAACTCAGCAGTCCACTCATCAACACCAATAGCCGCACCTGATTCTTTACGCAAATTAGCACGAATAAAGTTATTAGCCGCTTGCAAATACTGTCTACGATCTGAAGACAAGCCACCAATACCTTCAGGAATAATCTCTGGAATTGCTTTACCAATGAAAGGAATAGCACTTGAAATAGCCTCTACTGTTTTAGGAACATTGCCTGTGGCTAATTTAGATGTAATTGCATTTGCCGCAACCATACGAGATGCAAAGCCAGCCGCATTAGTTTCACCTTCAGTTGCCTTACCAGTTTTAGTAATTGGATTGCCTTTTGTATCAAGAACAGGGGTCATTTGCAAAGTTCTTGGATTAAACGCCATCAAACCTTGATCTGTCTCTACAGTCTGGAAGTTAATAGGGCCTTCAGGCGCACGACCTTTAGGAATCCTAGAAACTTCTTTACCAGTTGCATCTAATTGAATAATGGCATTTCCAACATCTTGATAAGTAAAACCTTTTTTAGATTTTTCAAAATCTTGGAAAGTTCCTTCAAATCCCTGAGTTTTTGCTAAATTGTATTCAGCAATTGAGGTTGGTACTGGCTCACGCTTTGGTGCGCCTGTAGCGACTTCAGTAACTTCGCCAGTAATGGGATTACGCTGATATTGCTTCTCACCCTCACCAAGTTTAAATGTCTCACCAGCCATTGACTTTTGAAGTTCAAGACCAGTTTTAAGTTTAGCCTGACCAGCAGGGCCAATCGCCATTAGTTCTGGTGCTATTGAGCCAATATCAAACTTGGCAGGTCTAGCAGCAATAGCTTGTGAGTCGCCAATGAATCTACCATCTTCCTCGATAGGCATAGATTCTTTACCAGCAACAGCAGGTTGATAACCACGCATAAATAATTGCCTAGCCATCAATTCATCTTTACGTTGTTGTTCTTCAAGTTGCTTTTTCTTGAGCAATTCTTGCAGTTGGTAGTTTTGCAATTGCTGTTGCATACCACCTTGCATAGCTTGCTTATAAGCCTGTTGACCTTGCTGAAGTCCCTCAACAACAGAAGAAGCACCTCTACCGCCTTGGAACAATCGTCCAGCTAGTGCATAG